CATCAGCACCTCCCATGAGAATGTTCTCATCAGATGCAGTCAGATAACCAACTTTGAGTGCTTTCTTTTTATTTTTATAAAAGGCTCCTTGTGATGGTAGGGGCACCATGTCGTGTGGTAATGTGAAATTTTCTTGACCGTAGTCTCTTGTTTGATTTTCCATATAAAAAAAATAACCGTAAAGTTTATGTCTTTACGGTTAAATATAATTAGTATTGATTTTTTGTATATAGTATTAGTATACTAACACACAACGGTCAGGACGAAGACTGGCTGAAATGTCTGCCAAAGCGTCTGTGTTGTAAGCTAACGTTCCAAAGTTTACACTTGTTAAGAATGTTCCGTATAAAATCCACTTTTCCACAACAACTCCTGTTGGGTCCAAAAGTTCAAGGTCGATATCTCTCTTGTATCCCGCAGCATAACCCATACGACCTGTCACAGATTCAGCGTGTAAACGAACCCACTCCATAAGTGCTTGAGCGGCTGATGGACCAATAGGGTCACGAAACTTAACACTAATTGGGTCCCAATTAAATCTACCCGCAACAAATGTTGATGTGTTTAAGAATTGTATTTCAGTTGCTCCAATTTTAATTGATGGTCTTGAAGCACTTTCAACAAACCATTCGTTAATACCTAAACTTGATGGAAACCTTAAAATAAAACGATTTTGTCGTTTTGGTTCATAAGGTATCGGCATTTTCATTAATAAATCAGCCATGTTATTTTATTTTTTTTGTTTTAGTTGTTTATATTCTATATGTATAAATATATCCTTGTTAAAATTTTTTTCTATTTACTTTTATTTTATCAAAATTATAATCTAGTTATATTTATTTTTAATGCCACTAGCAGTAGAATAAGTCTTAATTATGTTATTTGGTTTATTTATAAAATGTTTATTCATTACTTCTACATTTTTAATGTCGTCATCTGAAAATCCAATAGTTGGTTGCTCTGGTATAAAGTTATTTGATATATCGTTTTTAATAAACGCTCTTTTATTTAACTTATTAGCCATTTTTCTAATGTAGGAAACAAATTTTTCCATATCACGAACTTTAGCCTCTTCAGGATTAACCGCACCTGACTCATCACCAAAAGACACTGGATAGTACTTATTTAGGTTCAAATACGACTTAATTAATTCATCATCACTTATATCATTTTCACCGACAAACGTCCTGTATTTTTTAAGGTTTTTAACTAGTTGATTTTTATCAATCCCATTAAATCCGTTGATAATATAATTATAAACAGCTTGTTTTAAAATATTTGGGTTATGACCTCTTGCAGTAATTATTGAAAAAATTGAACCATTATTAATGGCTTCTTTAAAATCATCGAAAGCTGGTCCAACATTTGCCATCATAGCGTCAACTAAAAAATCTTTATCACCTTCGGTTCGAAAATTTTTAAATGGATTTTTACCAAACCCAACAATAATTTCTCCATTATATTTAAAATTTTTTTTCCCAATTTTCTCCCTATGTTTTGCAAAATCATTAGTACTCATACCAATTTCGTCTCCGTCTTCAGTTTTTACTATTATTTTGGTTGGCATGTGGACAATATTGTCATCCCAATCAAACGCGTAATATTTCATGTCTGGAGTTCCTTCTTCTTTAAATCCTTCTCTAAGTTGTCCTTTCATAATTAGATAATACGGGGCAGTTATATACCCCGTTAATTTTGTTAAATATTTTCAAATGAAGCCCCTGTTGGTGTAATTAAGAATTCAATATCTATAAATTCTAACGCCCTTGTAGGTTTTAAATAAATTTTACCTGTTAATGTGTTTCTGTCTAAATCTTCAGGTGAAGATGAAACTGTTACACGGAAATCATATAAACCTCTATCTCTTCTAATTGAATCCAAAATAGGATTAACACTATCCAAGAATTGTTGTCTAACAACTTGGTCGTTTTGTTCAAATAATAATCTTACAGCTACTGCGGAAATTAACTTACGAGCTTGAAGTAACAATCTTCTTACATTCAATCTATTAAGTGCTGAGTCAGCAATTTGTAATGTTTTATTACCCCAAATTACAGTTCCAACATCAGAGAAAGTTGCTATAGGATTTATTCTACCTTGATATAGTACATCTCTGTCGGTTTGTGTAAGTTTTTGTCTCGCCTTAATAGAGTTTACAAGTCCTCTAGTGTAACCCGCAGATGCAAACCAAGGGAATGAAATGTTATCGGTCAAAGCTAAGTTTCTACAAACCTCACCAGTTGGAGGTAAATAAATTTGTGTGTTATTAACAGTATCTCTTGTTAAAATCCAAGGGTAATAAGTTGCTGTATAGTTAGAGTCAATTCCTGTATTATCTAAATTGTCAACTGATTCTTGAGGATAAATAATGTCCAAAGAATTTGTTCCGTCTGGAGTATACATTCTATAATCAGGTGTTGTACAAATATAAACCGAATCCGCTCTTGAAAATTGAATCATGTCTATCGCTTCCTCAACAAGGTTTGAGTTATTTACGTAGTCAATACTTGCACTTGCGAATATATTAATGTTAGTTGATTCTGGATTTGCAAATGATAAAATACCAAGTAGATATGCGTAGTAGTCTGTATTTGCAAAATCTTGAGTATTGTTCTGAACCACAATTCTTTTAAACAATCCCTCACCTGTTGCATTTGGATATCTTGATGAAGGTGCAGTACCCGCCAAATAACCCGAAGCTCCTAATTGAAATCTATCTTCGTTAGTTCTCCACTCTCTATAAATGTCCCAACCATCAAAACCACCAGCAAAACATAGTGTATATTTTCTTGAATATATGAAATAATACGGATTTTCTTGTGTTTCTGGGTCACTTCTAAATTCAGCAGTACCACATTCAAAAGCTGTTTGACCACTTGTCATTGATGTGTTAGCAATTGATACAACAGTTGCTCCTGAGTCCATATGGAAACCTTTACTAGTGTAATTCCATTTAAATGAGTCAGTTGCCAAAGCCCAATTTGATTGAGGGTTTTGTTTTCCTTTATAAGTTAAAAATGATTCATCAATTCCATACTGTGTTGAAAACCCTAAATATGTTCTTCTTATAACATCTCCAGGAGATTCAACAGTATTTGAACCACCAATAGGTGTTCCAAATGGTGGGTTAGCAATAACTTCTCCAGGGTAATCATATTTTATTTTATATTTTGGATATGGTGATGGGTAAACCGAAGCGTCTTCATATTCTCTTTGTGTGTAACCACGGAAACCACAAGGTAGTGAGTCAATTGGGTATTCATCCGCCATTTCAACCATAACATATCTTGAAATTAATGCAAATTCACCATTAGATGAACCTATTTTTTTTCCAACAAAGTTATTTGATGCTGGGTCCATATTACAATTTGTGAATTTTTCAATTACAACTGGATTTGAGTCAGAGTCATAAAAATTTCTAATCTGAACATCAAACGACATATTATTATATGATAAGTTAGCGATTGAAATTTTAACTTCAGTATTTGCATCATTTCCATCGGAAATTGATATGAATTTAAATAAATTATAAACTTGGTTACCTCTTAATTCAGAAACCAAATAAGGTGTTTCAGGTGATTGGTATTTTTCTAAATTCCAAGCAATTGATTGACTTGATTGACTTCTAGCATCAGGTAGCGCAATTAAATCACAATTTAATCCACGGATATAATTTTGACTATAAGCATAATTCAAACTTCCCTGATAAAGTTCTTCAACATAAATAGGAACCTCGTATCTTGATTTACCAAAATTATCAACACCTAATACTTTTGTAATATATTTTGACGAAGATGCGCTTAATGAAGTTTCAAATGAAAATGTTTTATTATCATTTGTTAAACCCGATAATAAAAAAGATGAATAAGGTGATTCTGTAATACCTGAATATTGTCCAGTACAAACTATTTGTAAATTATTTGGAACCCAAGTATTATTATTATTGTAATCAATACCAACTTCATATACTGGTCCATGGTTATTACTTCCAGCGTTATTAACATAATTACAAATACCTCGTGAACGAATAGTACCAACAACCATATTATTAAAGTCGGTGTACGCCGTAC